TCAATCACCCCAGTACGTTAGTTCTTCGCGCACCGCATAATCGGCATCGTCCTGGTTCAGAAATAGGTCGAAACCCTCGGAGGTATGAACATCTACGGTTATCGCTGCGTTCTCGCGGCAAAAGTCGCGATGTGCCTTTTTGTTCATGCCCCAATTGGCGGTAGCCTTACGCCAAGCTCGGTTGGCATACTGCATCTGTGTCTTGCTCATTGTGCTTTCTCCTGGGTCTATGGACAGCAACGGTCACTGCCGTAGCAGTAGAACCCGCCGTCTTTTTGGTTCGACTCTCCATGCTTTCCACACCCTGGACAGGTTGCGGTTTCTGGCTCCACACATTGATGATCTTCGGGCTCATCTGCCTTGTAATATCCATCGCAGATAGCGCAGCGGACATGAGGCACCTCATCATGATTTGTGGTGCCGGTGATGAAGCCAGGCTTCAGTTCATTCGCCATTGCCAGACCCCTTCACGAAGATAATCCAGTGCGTTTTGTCACCCTTACCTGTGCGTTGCCAGATAGCCGGCTTCTCGTCTGTTAGAGCGATGACTTGGCTAACAGGTATCTGGGTTTCGTTCCATTTGAAGATCAGAACGCCGTGTGGCCGCAACACGCGAAAAGCTTCAGTGAACCCGTCGCGCAGTTCATCGCGCCATGTTTCGCGGTCGAGCTTCCCGTACTTTTTTCCCTGCCATCCGTTGAGGCCGACGCGTTCCAGGTGCGGCGGATCGAACACGACAACCGGGAAGGTGCAATCGGCGAAAGGCAGCGCGGTGAAGTCGGCGATCAGGTCAGGGGAGATCACCAGTTTCCGACCATCGCACAGGGTGTGGCTCTCGCTGCGCTTATCGCTGAATACGGCGCGCTCGTCTTTCTTGTCGAACCAGAACATGCGGGAACCGCAGCACATATCCAGAATGCTTTTGCCTTCGAGGCTCAGTTCATTTGCTGGCATCACGCACCTCCCACACGACGAAACTCGATAACCCACACCCAGGGGTTGGCGTTCCAGCTATCAACGCCGTAGATTGATGACCACAGCCGCGCAAATACGTCAGCTACACAGTCGCCACTCTTCATGTCGGAGATGCTGCAGCCTTCGCTAATCGCGTCGCCATCGCTGATATCGTTCAGCCGTTCAACACGCACGGCGGTGATTTCCAGCGTGATTCTGCTGGCCCAGCGCGGCATGTGGATTGATGGGCGCCATGCGCCTTCGTATTGGGTGTCTCGATCAGGTATCGACCACAGTCCGTAGTTCCCCGGCTCTTGCCAGCACGACGCTTTATAAATCCGCGCCGCATGCTTCTCATCGCCCTTAATCAGGTTTCCGTCCCAATCGATAGGACAGCCGTCGTCGTTGCCGAGAATGGAGAATGTTTCGCGCACCCACATCCGATCGCCTACCCGGCCTAATGGGCATAAACCATGCCCCAGCGCATCCATGACATGCGTGTAAATCCCGTCTTTGGTTTTGGTCGGCTTCTGCAGTGGAATGCAGTTATCGGGGCTGACATTGGCAATAACACGCCGCGTCTGGGTCTTACGGCCGTCGAGAATTGCGCGAACCATCTCGCCGTTGAAAATCACTGGGCACTCTTTCATTTGGCCTCCGGATGCTTTTCGTCGCCTTCGAATTTAGTCCCACAGAGAGGGCAGTAGCTCATCATGCAAAGGTGATCTGCTTTGGTCTGGTTTGCTGCCAGTCCGCCGCCCTTGCGCTTGCGGTAGTAGCGGAATTTAAAATTCATCGCCACCGGGGAATGATCGCCACCGCTGAAGTTGTAGAGCGAGTGCTCGAACCCAGCCTCTTCAATCTCGCCAAGGGCATCGCCGACCTTTTCGGAAATGCGTTCCTTGAACAGCGTGGCTGTTTTTTCAAAGCAATTACAGGCCATGTTATTTACCCTCCCGCAGCTCGGTAGCGAATGATTCCAAGCATCGGATCTGGTTTCGAATGAGCGCAGATGTCATACCAAAGGCGTGAGTATCAGGATGCATGTCGGCGAGCTCTCTTTTCTTTCTGCCGATAAGCAGCTCAATAGCCTCAACCTTTGCTCGCGCTTGGATAGCTGCAAGTGCGGCGTCAGTGGCTGGGGTTTCGGAGTTGAACAGCTCATCATTGGCAATCATCGCCACTACTCCGGCTTGTCCTTTGTCGGTTACATCCACATGTTCCAAAATTACGGAAAGCGCGTGCTTAAAGCCTGCATTCTCCACAGCCAGCGCATTAACTCGATCTGCCAGCGCATCGCGCTCAGCCTTCAGTGCGATCACTTCCTGCTGGTGGGCATCAAATCGAACATATTCACCGTGTTCAGCTTCACGCGCGAAAGCCTCAAAGCGCACTGCGTGCATTTTGTAGTCAGGGGTAAACCGCTGGATGGTTGTCATTCGTCGTCTCCCAGCACCCAGCGGAGCGCCTGAGCGTAATCACCGCTCGCACCTTCCAGGGCTTTTGTGATTTCTTTTCGGGACTTCAGGCGGGGTTTGGCATCGCCAATCACCTGGCGCTGCCGGCGTGCCTTTTCATGGCCTTTAGTGCCGACGGTTGCCGCTTCAACCTCTTTCACTTTTTCGCGCTGTTCGTCGGGTGTGAGGTTCGCCAGCTGGCGCGCCTGGGTAACGGTAATGTCGCCAGATTCAACCGCATCTTTAACTGCCTGAGTGGCATCGAGTAGGGTGAGTGTGGCTCGGATCGTCTGCACACTGACGCCAAACATCAGTGACAAATCTTCTTCATCGTGGCCGCGTTCCAACGCATCAGCCATCTTCTTTGCTCTCCCCAATGGGGTATCGGCACGCCGAATTTCGTTGGCGCTGATCATTGCTTGGGCCATACGAACAGCAGAGCCGCGTTTTGTTACGGCAGGGACGAATAACAGATCCTTTCCTGCAACTGCCAATCGCTTGTTTGCCTCAATGGCATGCCGTACACGCTGACGACCATCGACCACACATGAGAAGCCGGTTTCAGGGTCTTTCCAAACGATGATAGGCTCCAGTACCCCCTGATCCATGATGTTCAATACCATTGCCTCATCAAGCGGCAAGTGAATACGCTCATCGTAAAGAGGGTGTGCTCTGTCGGTTACTAGGTGCAGCCTTTCGGGCTCGAAATTGAGCACGTTGGTTTTTCCGCTGGCCCCGTAGGCTTCAGTAGAGTTCTTGGCCATTTAATTACTCCACACTGATTTTCGGCAAAGGGAATCCCTGCCAGAAGCTGGCAATTTTCCGCAGATAGAAAATCGGTTTTTAAGAAGGGAGGCCAGACGCCCGCATAGCGCTGGCTCCCGGTTAATTACTCACACATCAGGTGGCGCACTGCGCCGGGTATTTATACTGTGTAGATATAAATTAGGGACCGACACAGTACGCCACCAGATATGTGAAAAAATAGCGGCCAGCCTATGAACATTATCTTCACCTCTTGTTGGTTGAAGTTCGGCGTGGCCGCCAAAGACTACACACAGCAATCGCATTTTTGCCGGATATCTGCGCTCGCTTTCGCTGCAGTGCCGCCGGCCCGGCGCATTTGGTGTGGTGGCTGGTAAACAACGCCCCTGAAGTTTCCAGCCTTGAACCACAACGGAAAGAGCACTGCTTAATTCAACAACTATCAGGCAAATTAGGTTTCGCAGGCCCGCCAGATAGCTGATCATGCTCCCGCGCTGTCTATGACCCAGTGCTAGCAGTATTCTTACCGTTGTGCGCCGGTCAACCGGCGTCGTGAACAAAAATCCAAAGTAAAAACCAGAAAACAGAACAACCAACAACGCAATAAACCAAAGACCGCCAACCTCTTTTGCTCATGATTGCCTCGGTGCGCCCCGTAGGGCGCAGTGGATGTTAGTCGATTAGCGGGGTTCAATTAGTTGCGTTACTCTGTCATTGCCTTGGAAATTCCATTCTCTGCCAGGGCCGAAGTAACCCGGTTCAATTCTGCCGGAGACCCATTCAGCAATATTTGCTGCTACATCTCTTCCGTCAGTTCCCGCCCCGGGGAAACTGAGTACTTTTATCACTTTAAAGACCGCACCATGCGCGTGAACAATGTCACCGATAATAACTTCTGTGTTTAAAACTCTTTGTAATTCCATCATTTTACCCTTTGTAGCCCCGCCGCTTTGGCTGTCGGTACTACGCCAAATCCCGGAACAAATAAAATCGGTGAAATGTTGCTGGTTAACTATGGTTTGTCCCGCAGTCAGCATGTCAGGGTGGGCTGTTTGATAGTCAGCTTTCCGATCAGCAATGAACGAAACCATGTCAGCGCCACGACGATTCACGTTAAAGTTTCCTGTGTGAACCAACATCGCCGCAAAACGTTGTTGAACGTTGAATTCAACAGCCGTTTCATATGCGTCTTTACTGAATTTCTCGTTAGTCATCGTGTAACCCTCTGCTGCAATCATGGTTTGGCGAACCATCCCGATCTTCGTGCGCCTCGGGCGGCTACTTCGTGGGCGTCCTGCCTGTTCGCTGCCGATGAATCAAATGTAGGATATCTGACATTTTAAGTCAATATTAAAATGTAGGTAATCTGACATTTTGGTTTGAGTGAATGTTGGGCTGGTGGAATCAAGGGGAAAGTAGTAGGGGGATTGGCAGGGAGAGGGCACAAAAAACCCGGCTTGTTGGCCGGGTTTTAAGCGCTATCAAGTAGCGGATTTATCATGCAGCTTTCGCATACATGTCTTGCATCATGAGCTCTTTGCGAGCATTCATTTCTGCAACGATGGCATCCAGACGATGCGCTAGAGATAACATTCTCTTAATGCTGTCTTGTTTGGACATGTGAACTCTCCGTTTTGTGTGCGTACTTGTATTAAAGAATTTGTGCGCTTTTCAGCATCCTGGAACTGTGGGCGCACATTTCTGGATTCTTTTGCTTGATGTCGTTGATCAAGATCTGTGCAAACAACAAAGCTTGGTTGAGGTTCAGATCACCATGAACTTTTGCTTCAGCGTCAAGTTGCATGATGATGCCATGAAGCTCATCAAGTGATGGGTCAACAAGCTCATGAAGCTTGTCAATCCCTAGCTGATCCAAGCTAGTAGTAACGAATTCAATAAGACCAATAACAGCTTTCTTTATGCTGTACAGCTGCTTTTCTTCAATGGAGGCCTCAAATCCGTCTTGTTTTTCAGCCTGCTGAAATTGCTCGGACACTTACTATACTCCTTATATATGCGCTGTAGTGCAGTTTTTCAACAGGTTTGACCTATCGATTTAAATTATATTTTTGTGGCGCGCATTTTACATACAAAAAAGTAACTTTGGTACTACTTCTGATAATGGTTTTTTGATCAGTATCAGTCAGCAGTTATACGTCGTGTCCTATGTAATACAACATAGCGTATAAGTAACTTTATTGGTTGACTTTTTATGCTGGCTTTGATGAATCCGATAAATCCTATGAGGAGACCCACAGAAAAACCTGTGTGGCCAGCCCGAGCGATTAAGCGCCAGCACTAGGCATCGCATACCCGCCGATGATAAACCAAGCCAGGAGCACTACAGCCACCACGATGATGGCGACGGGGAACAGGTATCCGATTTTCATTTTATTCTCGACTTTTGAACTCATTATCCAAGCAACTGCCGGCATCTACAGCTTGGAGTGATTAACCTCTTCATCCTCAACATGGCGCGAGGCCTTGAGGATGCCGGCCACATACTCTACTTTCAGCACTGCACTTTGCGGCAGTGTGATTGGTCTATGGTCTTGATTGATGCTGGTAAACTGGTAACCGCCGTCGCGAGTGTAGTTGAGCACCTTGATCATGTTATGGCCGTCTGCTGTACGAACGAATACCTCATCACCAGAATGCACTGAGGTACCTGGTTCGATGAGAACGAACTCACCAGACTGGATGCGCGGCCACATGCTATCGCCACGAACGCGAAGCCCGTATGCATTCGGATCATCGCTATAAATCTTCAGCCATCCACCACGGTACTCGACCATGTCGATCATGCCATCAACTCCTAAAACGGCATCACCAACAACAGGGACAAGCCCTGGTCGAACCTTGCCTACATATGTGATGTTTTCGTCAATATCGCCACCTTCAAGAAGCCAGTTTGGATTGCAGCTTAGGGCAGCGGCTAGAGCCTGGAGGTTCTCACCACCAGGTTTATAGTCGCCTGACTCCCAGCCAGTGACGGTGACACGATTGACCCCTATGCGCTTGGCTAAGGTGTCCTGAGTTAGCTTTAACTCTTTGCGTCTTGATCGAATTCGGTCATTCATTTCCATGTAAGCAATCCTACCATTTAGCGATGTAGGATTCCTTGACTCTTTAATGTAAGATATCCTACTATCCAAGTGTTCCATTCCCTTACCAAAGAGTGAGCCATGAAAAAAGATGATGTTATTTCGTACTTCGATGGGGTGGGCAAAACAGCCAAGGCATTAGGGCTGTCGCATGCCTCCGTATCGGGTTGGGGGGAGATTATTCCCAAAGGTCGAGCATTCGAGATCCAGGTTATTACTGGTGGTGAACTGAAAGTTGATCTCTCTCTTTACAAAAAGTCTACCGCGCCAGCGGCTTAACCAAAACCACAGAAGCGGAGAAACCTTGTGGACAACAAAGATTTCCCAACACAGGACGACATCAGTGAAGCGATACACAAGCTGATCACGTTGTTCCCAGGTAAGTACAGCGCGATGGCTCAGCAGCTGGATCCGGTTGCCGGCACCGAAAACGCATTGCGCAACCGCGTTCGCCAGGTGTCTGGTCAGGTCGTGCCGTTGGGCATGGCAGCTGAAATGGAGTCTATTTCTGGCCGCAGCGATATCACAGAAGCCATGTGCAAAAGGGCTGGTGGAGTTTTCGTGAAGCTTCCAGAAGTCGAGCAGATGGGCAATGAAGAGCTGCTTTACAAATTTAATGATCTGCTGGCGTCTCTCGGCCAGTTCGCGCGCTTCCACAACGAGTCAACATCAGATGGCGTTCTGGACCGCGAAGAAAGCAAACGCATGAAGGCCAAGGGCTATCGCGTGCAGTGTCTGGTGGCTGAAATCATGGTCGTTACAGAGATGTTGTTTGGAGAGGGTGACGCCACAGATATGCGGTCTGTGGCGTCGGTCGCATTAACTAAACGTGTGGAGTAATTAACGCATGAACAGATTAGCAGATAGTCGGCTGCGTGGGCAATTTCGGTGTGTGGCTTCAAGTTGTTCGAAGCCGCTCATGCCGTTGCGTTATGTGATGAGAATACCGGGCGGCTGGATGCCTGTCACCCACAGCGCTTTGCAGGAAGTTGTGGATCGCTTCAAGTATTTGGCACTGCCGGCGCCGGGAGCTGCTGTATGAGCGTGAAAGTCTCAAGTTACGTCTGGGACGGATGCGCTGCACACGGTGTAAAGGGTACCAAGCTGCTTGTAATGCTTCGTCTGGCTGACTTCTCGAATGATGAAGGGATCTGCTATCCGGGGATTGAGAAAATTGCCCGTGAGATCGGTGCTGGCCGTAGTACGGTAACGACAGCGATCGGCGAATTAGAAAGTGATGGATGGCTGACACGCAAGGAGCGCCGTAGAGGGCAGCGAAACGACAGCAATATTTACACCCTGAATGTGCCAAAGCTGAAGGCAGCGGCATTAAGCATCGAGTCTCACCGTTCAAAATCTGACACGTCAGAATCTGACCGTTCAAAATCTGATATGTCAGAATCTGAACGTTCAGAATCCGACCGTTCAGAAAACACGAAAAAAGGCAGTTCTCACCCGCCAGAATCTGGGGGGGATCCGTCAGTAAATTCAAAACAAGATCCATCAGGTAAAAAACCTACTTGTCAGCCTGCTGCGCAGACCGACGACGAAGTATTGATCACTGACCAAGCGAAGGAGGTTTTAAAACACCTGAATCTTGTGACTGGTTCACGCTATCAGACCTCGAAAACTTCACTGGAAAACATCCGGGCACGTATTCGCGATGGATTCACTGTCAAGCAGCTGGTGCAAACCGTTGATTACATGAATGCGAAATGGGGTAACGACTTGGCTATGTCGGATTACCTGCGCCCTACAACGCTTTTTGCCCCCACGAAATTTCCCGGCTATCAGCAATCAAGCACTGCATGGGACAAGAAAGGGCGTCCAGCCTGTATCAACGGCAAATGGCAAACCAGCACGAATCACCGCGTAACACCAGCTACAGGCGCAATCCCGCCGGGCTTCAGCAATGGCTTACCAACAGGGGGTGAACATGATGGCATCGTCAACTGATGTGATGGCGCGCCTATTGGCGCTAAAGCCAGCCCATGTACAACCACGGTTCACGACCGTCGAAGGTTGGAAGAAGTTTCAGGCAGAGGAGGCTTTAAAGTCGAACCAGCAGATCACGGATCGTAATCGCCAGGCGCGTATTGAGAAAATCATTGGAAGATCGGGTATTCAACCGATGCACCGGGAGTGCTCATTCAGTAATTACCGCGTGGAATGTCCTGAACAGCAAGCCGCCCTTGATGCCGCTAAAGGTTTTGTGACGACGTTCGGAAAGAGTCACGGGGGTTTTGTGTTCTCCGGCAACTGCGGCACAGGTAAGAACCATCTGGCCAGTGCCATTGCAAGAAACCTGATCAGCCGCGGTCACTCAGCGATGGTCATGACTGTTTCTGAATTATTCGAAAACCACCGCGCCACATTCAGCAAAGACAGTCTCGTAAAGGAGGCCGAGCTGTTACGCGACCTTTGCCAGCTTGATATCCTGGTGCTGGATGAAGTGGGCCTGCAGAAAGGCTCAGACTACGAAATCAACCTGCTGACCAACATCGTTGATCGTCGTCAGTTGCAGTTGAAGCCAACGGGAATGCTGACCAACAAAACTTTCGAAGAAATGGTTGGCATGGTTGGAGAGCGAGTAATGGATCGCCAGACCGATGGCGGTATTTGGGTTCCGTTTACTTGGTCCAGCATGCGCGGCCGCAAGGGGATGAAGGCATGAGGAAATTAACGATCCCGGTAGACGCATTAGAAAGCGAACGCATCAACAAGGGTATTCGTCGATTGGTTCGCGAAGGTTACCTGAAAGACAACCCAGATAGCCAGATTTGCCGCGTGCGAAATGCCGCTGCTGGGGCAACGTGGCGCACATTGCGTGACCTTGAACGGCTGGTGGTGGAGATGTACGGGGTTTACGACACGCAAGCAGCTATCAGCGCTCGTTTGCGTGAGTTCAGCAAGCCATTCCAGGGGCTGGTGAAAGAGCGCCGGATGGCAAAAAGCAAATCGGGGAAATGGGTTTATTTCTACCGCCTGGTTGCCGTTGAGAAGGAGCCTTCAGCATGAAGTGTGTATCTGGAATTGAGGTTATGCCGCTGCTGGTAATTGCTCATCGCATGTGGCGCTGGTGGATGCTCCGAGAAGCCCGCCGCACGTGGCAAGAACGCGGTGATTTTCGAAAGTACGCCCAGCGCCAGGGTTGGTTGGTTGAATGGCAACGCCAGCGGTTCAGCACTGATTACTGCGTAGTGCGCTATCTGGTTCGCAAGGCTGAAGGGAGTTTTGCATGAGATATTCACTGATTTACGCGGATCCACCCTGGACATACAACGATAAGTGCGCTGATGGGAAGCGTGGTGCAGGTTTCAAGTATCCAACGATGACTGTTGCTGATATCTGCCGTCTGCCGGTGTGGGAACTTGCAGCTGACTCGTGCCTTTTGGCTATGTGGTGGGTGCCGACGCAACCGGAAGAGGCGCTGCAGGTAATGCGGTCATGGGGATTCAGACTGATGACGATGAAGGGCTTCACTTGGCACAAAACAAACCGAGTGAAGGGAAACAGTGCAATCGGTATGGGTCACATGACACGCGCCAACAGCGAGGATTGTCTATTTGCCGTCAGGGGGAAATTGCCACCACGAATTGATGCTTCGATCTGCCAGCACGTCACGGCGCCAAGACTGGAGCATAGCGCTAAGCCTGATGCTTTTCGCGAAAAGCTTGTTCAATTGCTGGGGGATGTTCCACGCATAGAGCTTTTCGCACGCCAGCAAGGCGATGGGTGGCATACGTGGGGGAATCAGTGTGAACAGTCGGTGGCATTGATGCCGGGGAAAGTCGAGGTGATATCGTGAGTGACGAAACCCAATACCCAGATAACAGCGCCAAGGTTTTGGCGTTTACAAAGCGCTTTGATGAGAACGCCGATATCAAGGAAATGCGGAACTTTGTCGAAGAAGATGAACGGCTGTCCCGTCGTTGCTTCCACGGTGCCGTGTCCGTGTCGGAGCACGAGCGCAAAGTAACGTGTCGCCAGTGCGGTGCCGTGATCGACGCCCTCGATCACCTGCTATCACTGGCAAAGGGCGAAACGAAGCTGGACTGGGAGCTGCGTGTGCTGCGCGGCGAGATCAAACAGCACCGGGAAGGGCTGGAGAAGTTGAAACGGGAAGAGGTGAACTGCAAAGGCCGCATCAAGACGGCGCAATTTAGGTTGGCAGATGTGAACCGTGCGCTGGTGGAGGCTGGCGATAAGCTGGTGGCGCAGAAAACAGGAGAGGGGAAGCCATGATTTTGACATTGCCATTTCCTCCAAGCGTCAACGGCTATTGGCGCTCGCCAAACAAGGGATCGTCACGTGGGCGCACTTTGGTCAGTGAACGAGGTAGAGCTTTCCAGGCAGAGGCTATAGCTCAGGTAATCGAGCAACTGCGCCGCCGGCCTAAGCCGATCAGCGCCAACATCTCGGTTCATGTTGTATTTTGCCCGCCAAATAAAGCGCGCCGGGATCTGGATAACTACTTCAAGGCATTATTCGATGCGATGACGCAGGCTGGTGTTTGGCTTGATGACAGCCAGATTAAGCGCATAGAGGCGGAGTGGGGGCCGGTCACGAAAGGCGGGAAAGTGGAACTGAGAATCAGCGAGGTGATGCCATGCGTTGCCTGTTGAAACCTATCATCATCAGCGAGCTCGGCCAGGTGATATTGAAACCAGGCGCTGAGCTGATGTCGTTGTTCGGTGATCGGGTCATGGTGACCAGAGTACCGCCTGAATTCCGCAGAATGCCATCCGGCGCACTACCGACCGTAGAACAGCAATTGGCAACTGACCCACGCTTCCGATCGTTCTTCACGCATGAGCGAGTGCTAAGCGCCGCTGGTGGGTCTGCTGGGATGCGCGATTGGTTATCCCGTGGTTTTGAATGCCAGTGCGCCAGCGCAGACGGGTATCACGACAAGAACGTCAGCGTGATGGAATACGGCGACCATAGCATCAGGATGTGCTGGCATCACCAGCACAAATACCGTGAGCAGACGAGCCCGATGCTGAATAAGCTGGCAGAACAGAACGTGGCTGATTTTGTCGTGTATCGTGCGCGCGCACATTTCATGTTTGACGAATCCCACCAGCTGACGCTGCCTGAGCTTTGCTGGTGGGCATGGGTCAAAGAGGTTATCGATCTAATCCCTGAAGAGGTAGCTGCTGCATCACTGCGTGTGGCGCCGTACAGCGTACCTGCTGGGGTTAAGAAAGAATCAGATATCGAGCATACGCCGGCGGCACGCCAAATTGTTGCCGAGAAAGCCAAAAAAGCGGCCAAAACGTTAGTTATCGATCCTGCGCCACCAAAGGCGTTATTCAAGATTCCAAAGCGTGAGCGATGGACCAGTGAGAAGTTTACCCGTTGGGTTAAGTCTCAGCCATGTGCATGCTGCGGAGCACCCTCGGACGACCCCCATCACATCATTGGCCACGGGCAGGGTGGCATGGGAACCAAGGCGCACGATTTTTTTACTATCCCGCTTTGCCGAAAACATCACGATGAATTGCATCGTGACATGTCACGGTGGGAAGAAGAGCACGGCACTCAGATCGAACTGTGGTTCAGATTCATCGACCACTCGTTATCGATCGGCGCCATTTCATAAGTGTGGAGTAATAGGCGAGCTGGCATGCGGGCCAGACGCCTGGAGAAAATGCATGATTATGTCCGAACAATACCTGCAGTACATCCGTGAATGTTTCATTATGGCAACTGCTGATACCAGCGGTAAGACAAAGGGACAGCTACAGGCATTCACTGAATCAACGCAAGTATGCACTACGCGGTTGAAGCGTAAGAGACGCACTATCGTGGAGGAAGACGGAAAGCGAATTACAATTCATAGCGCACCCGTTCCTGGCACTGAAACCAGACCGAGTTCAGGTGCAATTGCGCTTATTGATCCTGCCACGTTTTCAGCTACTTCTTGGCGCCGGGCTATTTACCCAATCGCGAGCAATCAGCGCAGCTGGCTTTCATGGTGCTACACGGGCGATATTTCGTTTAGCCATCAGGAAGAGATCACTCGCTGGGCTTGGGGTGAATTCCGCGCCCGCATCGAAGTTATGGGCAAGCGCATAGCAGGCAAGACGATCGAAAAGCTTAGGGCGTTGACTTGGTTGGCCGCCCAAGATGTGAAAGCCAGGATAATGGGCGGTAAAGCTTACCAGTGCCAAGAAGTAGCTGAGCTACTTCAGGTATCCGCGCCAAACTGGTCAAAAAACTATGGCCAGTATTGGTCGCTGCTGTGTGGAATATTCCAGAGGCTTGATCGGGAAGGTCTAATATCTTTATCGAGATCACGATCACAACAAAAAGCGACATTTTCACAACAGGGTATTGCAAAAGTTAATTAAATAGTCCATATTTAGCGTTAATTTGATATCGTGCCATAAATGTAATGACCGGCACCAAAATTAAAACCTCGCTTCGGCGGGGTTTTCTTGTTTTCAGCCCCAGCCAACATCCGACACACACCTGGCACACCCCGTATCGCCAAATCGTTTACGGCTGGTGGCTGAGCCCTATTAGCCGTGGCATAGACTGCGGCTTTTTTATGCCCTCGGTATGGAGAGGACAATTACAGCAATGAGGAGTAACGATGTCCGATCCATTAACTGCGACTGGCACCACTGCGCTGGTGTCGGCCACGATTGCGGCGCCTGCAGTTGGCATTGATTACGGGGTTATCTTTGGCGCGTTCATCGGTGCGATGTTCTACGTCACCCAGGCCAAAGACATTCCGCGAATCAGACAGGCTTTCTCGTTTGTTGTCTCATTTGGCACTGGTGTGCTCGGTGCGAGTGTTGCCGGCGCCAAGCTTTCAGCATGGCTGAATTACAACGATACCCCGCTAGAGCCGTTAGGTGCGCTGATCATCTCTGCCGTCGCGGTCAAACTGCTTACTTTCGTCAGTGAGAAGATGGAGGATCCGACATCGCTGTTTTCCAGATTCCGGGGAGGCGCGAATGGCAAGTAACGATATCTCTGTGATGTGGTTAAACCTCATTCACACAGTAACGACCAGTGATCCACTTGTTGTGCTGAATGTATTGCTGTGCTCGGCGATTGTCTGCCGCCTTGCATGCTTCAGAAAAACAGGTTACCGGCACCGGGCATGGATAGCATGGCTGGCGTGGTTGGTTATCGGCGCCTATTCATGGATCCCGTTTCGCTTCATTGCGCAGCAGTACCAGGAAACACACTGGGGCGTAATCGCGGCGAATCTCATCATCTGCATCGCGCTGTACCGGGTTAAGGGGAACATCGCGAAACTGCTACACCCCCTGAGGCCACAATGACACAAAACGAATTTCAACGGGCGGCTGGTATTAGCGCCGGGTTAGCTGCGCGCTGGTATCCGCATCTGATCGCCACCTTTGCTGAGTTCTCAATCGAGAAGCCAGCGGCGCAGGCAATGTTTATTGCTCAGGTTGGGCATGAGTCAGCGGGTTTTACCCGTACAGTAGAGAGCCTGAACTACACGCCACAGGGCTTACTTTCAACCTTTGGGAAACGCATCACTCCCTATCAGGCTGGCATGCTCGGGCGTACAACTGCACACCTGGCAAATCAGCCGGCGATTGCAAACTTGGTATACGCCGATCGCTTGGGCAATAAATCACGCGGTGATGGCTGGAAATATCGTGGGCGTGGGCTGATTCAGGTTACCGGCCAGGACAACTACCGAGCGTGCGGTATTGCGCTGAAACTCGACCTGGTTGGCGATCCTCAACTGCTGGAGAGCGACGGTAACGCGATGCGTTCTGCCGGCTGGTTCTGGAAATCTCGCGATTGTGGCCGCAACGCCAACGATATCGAATGGGTAACCCAACGTATCAATGGTGGCATCAACGGATTATCTGATCGCCGAGCACGGTATGACATGGCGCGTAAGGTTCTGCTATGAACCGAGCAACAGCGATAATCGCTGGAGTGCTACTGGTGGTCGTAATGTCAGCCTGCTGGGTTGCTAGCTATTACCAGGCGAAGTCGCAGAAGCTGGAAGGCACGATTAAGCAACTGGAGAGCGATAACAGCCTGCAAGCGAATATAATCGTCACACAGGCGCTTCAGTTCCAGCGCGCCAACGAAATCAGCAACGCGGCGAATCAGTACGGCATCAACACCGACGCGGCCACACAGGGGAAAGAAATTGAATACCGGACGATCCTCAAGAAACAGCCGACGTGTGATCTGGCTGTGCCTGCCGCTATTGCTGGTGGGCTGCTCGACTACACGCACCGTCTACGTTCCCGCGCAATGTCAGCCGATACCGGCGACGCTAACGCAACCGGTGCTGGCGCCACTGCCTCCGGCACCCTGACATACTGCCAAGCAGTGCTGTGGATTGATCCGCTGCTGGCGGCGCTCGACAAGGCTAACAACCAACTTCTGGAGATACGGCGGCTTATTGATGAACGGTAGTAATCGGGATAAAAGATCTAACCTATCTTACTATTGTTGTGTGTGTATTATTTAATAATAAGATATTATCACCTCGTTACTTTTCTAAGGGGTGTTCAATGAACGCGGATATAATTTCGTTTGAGTCAATGTTAGCCACTAAGCAGGCCGCCGATTGGGCTTTTTGGACTATGATTGCTTCAGGTGTCTCTGCACTGGCTGCTGCACTTGGTGTTATATTTGCTTGGAGGACTGTCGCTTCATGGAAGCAGCAAGAAAAAGCTAAAGTGAAAATGGATTTCAAGCGTTCAATTTTTAATATTATAAATATAATGCTCAGTATGCCTGATAGATTTAATCTTGAACTGGCCGGAAGGGGTAAAAAGGCCTTAAAATTCAGCGGTAATAGTAGCATTGATGACAGATGTAATGTGGAAATTTCGCATCAGTTCGATGAGCTAGTTAAGGTTTTGTCTAATGCGCAAGGATGTTGGATTTATTGTGAGAGATTCTTTGACGGAACTGATATTGAAGGTAAATGGGTTTATAGCCGCGACTTGGTGTTAGACTATATTAATGGAGATGTTGAAAAAAGCGTGGTTATTAATTCTTTAAATAACCTTGCTGAGGAACCATTCGTATATGGGTGATTTGCGATTGTAGCTATTTATATTGGGGGGAGGATGGCAGGTTTAAAAGAGCTGTCAGCTCAACTCCAGAGCGTACGAAAGCAAATCCCGTTTGCTACGGCGCAGGCACTGACAAGCGTCGCCAGAAAGATAGAGGCAGCGGAGAAAACTGCATTTAAACGGCATCTGGAGAACCCGACGCCGTTTACGGTCAACTCGGTTAAATCGTTCGGCGCCCGGAAAAGCAACCTGAAGGCCAAGGTGTTCGTGATGGACACCGCTGCGAGCTATCTGGAGCCGTTCGAATTCGGTGGCCAGCATAAGCTTAACAGCCAGGCGCTGTTGAATCCCAAGAACATCAAGCTGAACAAATACGGCAACCTGACGCGCAACAAGATGGCGCAGTTGAAGGCTAAGGATGACGTGTTCATTGGTGAAATCGATGGCACCAACGGCGTCTGGCAGCGGCGTAAAGCCAAGAAAGGGAAGAAGGGCAAAAAACGGCGCAAACGCTCTGCAAACGGCACACGTCAGCCACGAATGAAGATGCCGGCGCCGAAGTTGCTGATCCAGTTCGGTGATGCTCTGCCAGTAAAACCGACGCTGGGCTATTTCGACCGTGCGCAGGCTATGGCCAATGCCTTGATGCCGACAGAGCTGAGCAGGGCTATGGCAGAGGCGATGCGAACAGCAAAATGATAAGAGAGGACCATCATGGGCATGAAGGCACCAACCCAGCCACCTTATAAGCCGGGTGATGTAGTGGTGCGACCAGCGCCACCACCTCCGCCGCCGAAGGCTTACGCAGCAAGCTGCCCAACACTAATCCAAGAGCAGACCACGGCACATTGTCACTGTCATGATCTAATTCTTCCAGGTGACGTGGTGACCTACGTGGTGAGGTTCAAAAAAATTTGAACCGCGCACCTCCCAGGGGGCTCCAGAAAAAAATGGGTCCTTCCTGGCACTTTTTTATCTCACGGGCATTGCGCGCCGCGTTCTGCGTCTAGCTATCAACTTTTGAAATTTGGGTAACAGGTAACACCTGAGGTAACAGATGAACCAGTCAGATTTTGCCAAACTTCACGGCGTCAGCCGAAAGACGGTAACGACCTGGAAGGCCCGCGGCTGGCTGGTTCTGGCCGGAGACGATATTGACGTTGAAGCGTCGAATGCGAACATCGAGCGCTTCCGAAAAACTGTTACCCGACCAGAGAAAAAACCGGCAGGTAACAAGCAGGGTAACAAAACAGGTAACAGATCCTCGGGTAACAAGTCAGGTAACAAAAACGATAAGGATCTGGCCGAGTCTCCGACGGAAACTGTTAAGCGGATGATCGCCGAGCACGGCGTGACGATGACGCTTGATGAAGCGCGCCAGATGAAAGAAAACTTTCTCGCGTTGCTTACCCAGCTCGAGTACGACATTAAATCCGGGCAGGTGCTGCCGTACAAAGACATGATCGAGGCCGTAGGTAATGAATACGCCCGCATGCGCACCCGTCTCATTGCGATTGCTCCTGAACATGGCCCCCGGTTACGGGGGCTGGCTTCTACCACCAACGACGCGGAGTTTGTCCAGGCACTGCAGGAGGTGGTTTACGAGGCGATGGAGGAATTGAGCCTTGATGCAGATAACAACCGAGGAGAGAACTAACGCTGCAGCCTGGCAGAATTTCACCGGGGAGCTGCGCCAGCGTCGCTCCGATGTTCGCCCGCCCGAACCACTGTCACTGAGCGAATGGGCTAATAAATACGCGGTGCTCTCGAAAGAAACCAGTGCGCAAACGGGCCGATTCCGGTCTTTCGCGTACCAGGATGGCATGATGGATGCCATTACTGATCCGGCGGTGACGCAGGTGTCGGTGATGAAGTCGGCGCGCGTCGGCTACACCAAAATCCTTGACCACGTTGTCGGCTATTACCTGGCGCATGACCCGTCGCCGATCCTCATTGTTCAACCGCGTGTTGAAGATGCCGAAGATTACAGTAAAACCGAGATCGCGCCGATGTTGCGTGATACTCCGGTGCTGGCGGAAATCTGTGGTGATCCAAAGGCCAAGGACAGTAATCAGACCATCCTCAAAAAGACCTTTGCCAACGGCGCCAATTTGACGCTGGTGGGGGCAAATAGCCCCGGCGGTTTCCGCCGTATTACATGCCGGATCATCTTGTTTGACGAAGTTGACGGTTATCCGTCCGGCGGCGCCGGGGTGGAAGGTGATCAGATTGCACTGGGCATTAAGCGTTCCGAAACATTCTGGAACCGCAAAATTGCCCTGGGTTCGACGCCAACGGTGAAAGGCACCAGCCGGATTGAAAAGGCGTATGAGGAAAGCGATCAGCGCCGCTATTACGTCCCGTGCCCGCACTGCGGTGAATTTCAGGTACTGGAGTGGGGTGGCCCTGAGACGCCATACGGCATCAAGTGGGACAAGGATGAAAATGGAGAAGGCATCCCAGAATCGGCATATTACGTCTGCCGGCATAATGGTTGCGTGATCCACCATAACGAAAAGTCGGGCATGGTGAAGCGCGGCGAATGGCGCGCAACCAAACCATTTAAAGGGCATGCGGGTTTTCACATTTGGGCGGGTTACAGCCTGTTCCCGAACGCGGCCTGGAAATATCTGGTGGCTGAGTGGCTACGGGTGAAAAACGATCCGCTCATGCGTCAGACCTTTATCAACCTGGTGCTTGGTGAGCCGTATGAAGACCGCGGCGAAAAAGCGCTGAGCGAAAAACGCTTGCTGGAACGCTGTGAAGTTTATGCAGCGGAAGTGCCCGACGGCGTGGCGGTATTAACAGCCGGCATCGATACCCAGGATGGTCGCTTTGAAATTGAGGTGACGGGTTGGGGACGTAATGAGGAGAGCTGGTCGATTGCCTTCGACGTGATTGAGGGCGATCTGGAAACCAACGAACCGTGGCAACGCCTCGATGCGTATCTCAAGCAGGTATGGCGCCGGGCTGACGGACGTGGATTCACGATCATGGCAGCCTGCATGGACTCCGGTGGCCACCACACCCAGAAAGTTTACGAGTTTGCCAAAGAGCGCCTTGGCCGCCGAATTTGGGCGATCAAGGGCGAATCGGCGCGCGGTGGTAAACGTTCGCCGGTTTGGCCGACGAAAAAGCCAACGTCCAAGTCAAAGGCCAGTTTCAAACCAATCATCATTGGGGTGAATGCGGCCAAGGATACCATCCGCGGGCGACTGCATATCGATCCGCCTGCACCGGGTGAGCCTGCGGCCAGTTACATGCATTTTCCGGCAGACCGTGACCTGAACTATTTCAGCCAGTTGCTGGCAGAACGTTCGGTATTGAAGGTGTCCGGCGGCCAGCGTTACCGAGTTTGGGAACAGCTTCCAGGCAGGGCAAACGAAGCGCTGGACTGCAGGGTGTACAGCTATGCAGCCCTGTGCGGCCTGTTTTATCTCGGTTTAAAGCTGAATCTGCTGGCGGACAACATCGCGATCAATCCCGATCGCCTGTTGCCGGCGCCGCAGCAGCCGGAGGAAAAACAAAACCTTCGACTGCCTGGCGTCATCATTGAAGAGCCGGAAAAACCGAAGCGCAAGCGCCTGTCACAACTTTTGCCATCATAAGGATCCCTATGTTTAACCGTAACACCAGCCTGCTGGCCGGTGCGATGACGCCTGCGCAATTGCAGGACGCATTGGCAAAGGCGCAACAGGCCTATATTGACCTCGCAGCCGGCGCGCGCGGTGTGTCGTTCTCGTACACGCAAGGTGATGGCACGCGTTCTGTTTCTTATCAACAAGCCTCAATGGCGGACCTGATGGCACTAATCCAGTTGCTGCAGGCGCAGTTGGGTATTGTTCCCCGCCCACGTCGGCCAATGAGGTTTAGATTCTGATGAATGACATCAAAATTTTAGGCCCGAATGGGCAGCCGCTACCGCCGATGCGGTCAAAGGCATCCATGCTGGTGGGCGGCAGCCGTGTGCCTTACGATGCGGCGGATTCGTTTAGCGACCAGTTGGCCAACTGGCAGCCTGCGTTATGGTCACCCGACAATGAGATCAATATCTACCGTGATCGCATTGTTTCCCGTGTGCGAGATCTTGCACGCAATGATGGTTGGGCCAGCGGCAGCATTACACGCGTGCTGGATAACGCCGTCGGCGCCAACTTTCGTCCCATCCTCAAGCCTGACTATCGCATGTTGGCATTGATGACCGGCAATACAGCCTTCGACGCCACCTGGGCAGATGAATATGGCAAGGTGGTTGAGGCTCATTGGCGGTCATGGGCTAATGATCCGGGACGTTATTGCGATGTTGAGCGCAAACAAACGGTGTCTCAAATGCTGCGCCTGGGTTTTCGGCACAAGCTGCTTGATGGTGATGCGTTGGCGGTGCTGCAATACCGGCCAGACAGACTGGGGCGTGGGCGCGGCCGCTATGCCACAACGGTGCAAATCGTCGATCCGGACCGGTTGAGTAACCCGCAGCAAAACTTCGATATGCCGAATGTTCGCGGTGGCGTTGAAATTGACGGTGATGGCGCGCCAATCGCGTATCACATCCGTGAGGCACATATCGGCGACTGGTGGAGTGGCGCCAAGACGATGACGTGGCGGCGCATCCCGCGGGAAACAAGCTGGGGCCGTCCGCATGTGGTCCATGATTATGACCATGAGCGGGGCGCACAACACCGGGGAAATGGGATTTTAACGCCGGTTGTTCAGCGCCTGAAAATGCTCATCAAGTATGACCAGTCGGAGCTTGAAGCAGCGATCCTGAACGCCGTATTTGGAGCCTACATTACCTCTCCCTATGATCCGCAGATGGTTGAGGCGGCGATGGGGGAAACCTTTGACGATACTCAGATCGGTGCCTATCAAGAAGGACGCGTTGATTTTCACAATGATCGCCGCATATCGCTGCAAAATGGCGCAAGAATGCCGATATTGTACCCCGGTGAGGATGTAAAGGCAGTTAATGCTGCCCGTCCTCACAGCAATTTTGAGGTGTTTGAAAGTGCAGCGCTGCGCAATATCGCCGCGGCAACGGGCCTGTCAACACAGCAAGTAACGCAGGACTGGTCTGATGTTAACTACAGTTCGGCACGCTCTGCGATGCTTGAGGCCTGGAAGACACTGACCCGCCGACGCGATGATTTTTCTGTGGGGTTCGCCCAGCCGATCCTGTCCGCTTTTATTGAAGAAATCCACGATGCGGAAGACTTACCGCTGCCCAGTGGTGCACCGCACTTTCTGGACGCCAGGGCGGCGTATTGCCGTGCTCGCTGGATGGGGCCTGGTCGTGGCTGGGTGGACCCGGTGGCGGAGAAGAAAGGCGCCATTCTGGGTATGGATGCCGGGCTTTCAACGCTTGAAATGGAATCGGCAGAAAACGCCGGCGAGGACTGGGAAGAAATGCTGGATCAGCGTGCGCGCGAGATTGCCGCCTTCAAAGAGCGGGGGCTCCCGGTTCCGAGCTGGGCTCAGGCTGAAATCCTGGCACCTGAAACAATTAAAGATCCGGAGGCAGAGTGAATTTACCGCACCTGGCGCAGCGACTGTTTAACACACCGTTGGCGCTGCACCCGCAAAAGGCCGAAGTGGTCATGGCCGCGATGATGGACCGGTTCGGGATAACCCGCATCAACACGCTGGCATCTGACTGGCTGGGGGATGATGAAAGTTTTACCCGAAAGGCACGTAAACAGGATGCCGGTTATGACGTGCTTGGCGGTATCGCGGTGATCCCCGTGCAGGGGACATTGGTTCAGAAGTTGGGTAGTCTGCGACCCTACAGCGGTATGACGGGCTACGACGGGATCAGGCAGTCGTTCCTGACCGCGATCAGCGACCCCGAAGTAAGCGGCATCTGCCTCGATATCGATTCTCCCGGCGGTGAGGTAGCCGGCTGTTTCGATCTGGTGGATGAAATTTATCACGCCCGCGGTTCAAAACCGATCCACGCCATCCTTACCGAAAATGCGTATTCCGCCGCGTATGCCATCGCCAGCGCGGCAGACCGCATTCATGTACCGCGCACCGGTGGTGTAGGTTCGGTCGGGGTGATCGTCATTCATTGTGACTGGTCACAGCGAATTAAAGAGGACGGCCTGGCGGTCACCATCATCACCTACGGTGACCGCAAGGCCGAGAGCAACCCCTACGTCAAATTGAGCGATCAGGCCCGCGCCGCGATTCAGGATGATGTAGATGCGATGGGTAGGCTTTTTGTCAGTACGGTAGCCCGTAACCGGGGGATCACTGAAAAAACTATCCGTAACACCCAGGCTGCCTGTTTCCTGGCGGCTGATGGCGTCAAATTGGGGCTTGCCGATGCGGTGATGACCCCTGATGCCGCATTCCGAAAATTAATCAATGAAGCAGGAGCTTAACGTATGTCTCATTTCAAGTTTGCCCATCTTCTCGGCCTCAAGAAAAAAGCGTCTGAGGAAGAGGACGATAACAAAGAAAAAAGCAAAAAAGCGAAATCCCGTCGCGCTGAAGAGGAGCGAGATGACGAGGAGGACGCTGAAGACGATGACGATCGCGAAGACATGGAAGACGACGACGATCGTGAACCTGACGCCGAGGACGATGATGACGACAAGGAAAAAGGCAAAAAGGCGAAATCCCGTCGTGCTGAAGAAGACGACGAAGACGCGGAAGAGGATGAAAACCGCGATGTGAAAAAAGGTCGCCGGGCAGAGCGGAAACGTTGCGCCGCCATTTTTGGCAGTAAGCATGCCGCCGGCCGCCCGGACATGGCCGCTCACCTGGCTTTCAATACCCGGATGAGTGCGCGTGAAGCCATCGACACGCTGGCGACGGTGGGCGCCGTAGCCCCGCAGCCACAAGGTAGAAAGTCGCTGGATGCCCGGATGCGTGAATCTGAGCAGGCACGATTGGGGCCCGACGGCGATAAGCCTGCAACGGGTAAAAATGCGCTGGTAAGCAAAATGACCAGCCTCTATGACACTGCACGAGGTAACAAGTAATGGACCAGTTTGGACAAAATCAATTCGCGCCGGGCATGAAAAGTTCGCTGTTCGTACCTGATCAGCTGGTTTCCGGCCCGTTACAACTGGTCACTGACTCTGTCACGATCGGTGTTTCAGGGGCGCTTAAACGTGGGACGGTACTCGGCATGGTCACCGCGACCGGCGCGTATATCCCGAGCAAAAAAGACGCCACCGACGGCAGTGAAAAGCCGTCGGCCATTTTGGTCGATAACGTGGACACGACCACTACAGCACAAACTGGCGGTGTCTATCTGATGGGTGAGTTTAACCAGCATCGTCTAATTTTCGATGCAAGCTGGACCGTTGCTGAACTGAAAGCGCAATTCCGCCCGCTGGCCATCTTCCTGCGCGATAGCATCCAATCGCCGGTATCCTGATCTAATCCCCTTGAAACGTAACTGATGCCAGTTCTTTGGCAGGGTTGCACTCGTCCTGAATTCTGGCCGGCTACGGTGCCGGCATCATTAAGAGACTGAATATGGAAAACTATTTTGATACCAGCGTGCTGGTCCAGGTCGTTCCTAACCTGAAAACTAGCCAAAATTGGCTTCTGGATCGCTTCTTCCCGAACGTGGTGGAATACCAGACGGAAGAAGTGGCCATTGATGTGGACGTGGGTCTGCGTCGTATGGCGCCATTCGTATCGCCGCTGGTGGAAGGTAAACTGGTCGAGAGTCGTAAATACCAGACCAATAGCTTCAAGCCGGCGTATATCAAAGATAAGCGCGCCCCCGACCTGCGCAAACCAATCCGCCGGCAGATCGGCGAACGCATCGGCGGCGAATTTACCGCGGCAGAGCGCGAAATGCTGAACCTGCAGTTTGAGATGGTTGATCAGATTGACATGATCAACCGTCGTCTTGAATGGATGGCCAGTAGCGCTATGGTATCGGGCAAAGTTACTGTGGCGGGTGAAGGTTATGAGACCAAGGTGGTTGATTTTGGTCGTTCACCGGATCTGACCATTACCCTAAGTGGCAGTGATAAATGGCCGCTGACGGTGGCGGCCGGCGCTACCAACACGCAGCCGTCGGATGATATTGAAGAATGGCAGACGCTGATCCTCAAAAATTCCGGCGCAGTACCGACGGACCTGGTGTTCACCAATAAATCGTGGAAAGCGTTTCGACTGGATACCACGATCAAGGATAACGCCATCACCTTCCCGGCGCTGAGCCCATTCGGCAACCAGATTAATGCCGGTGCGCAGGTAAATAAAGGGGCCGTTTATAAAGGCCGTTGGGGCAACTTCGACCTGTGGCTTTATAACGACTGGTACATTGACCCGACGGACAACATCGAAAAGCCGATGATCCCTGATGGTGCCGTCATCATGTCTGGAGCTGACCTGATGGGGACTCGAGCATTCGGCGTGATCCTTGATCCAGAGTTTAACTATGGTCCGCTGGCTTACGCGCCTAAATCCTGGGTTGAAAAGGACCCTGCTCAGCGCATTCTGTTAACCCAGTCATCCCCGCTTGTCATTCCAAGCCGGGTAAATGCTGCACTCTGCGCGACGGTGGTGTGATATGGCATCGAAAAAACAGCAAGGTAACGAACTGGGCGGCTTGCCGCCCGAGTTAATGGTAGGTGAACAGGAAAACGGCGAAGAGTTGAAAGTTGGCGGTCAGGCCCCCGACAATTCTGCCGACACCGACACCGACACCGACACCGACACCGACACCGACACCGACACCGACACCGGCGATGATGACGATCGGGACGGTGAACAGTTGCCGGCCGGCATGGTTTCAGTGGTTGTCACCAAAGGAAACACCGTGCGGCACGATGGCTGCGACTATCCAGAAAACTGGGCGTTCACGTTGCCGGTAGCGGATGCGCAGCGCCTGATTGGTCTGGGCGTGGTTGCTGATGTTGAACAGCTCCGCAAGTTGGCGTTGCTTCGCAGCGCGCCGACCGTATCTGTGCAATCGGGGGAGTAATGGGAATCAACTGGGATCAGCATTTGCTTGCGCCGTTGCACGGCGTTTTTGGTGACCCGGTTGAGTATCGCCCTGGCGGCGGCGTGGAGCCCTACACCATTAGCGGCATATTCGATCGGGCCTATACGCAAGAGGTTGAGCCGCTGGACGATGGCAGCACTATTAACACCACCAAGCCTGTTCTGGGTGTGCGTGATAGTCAGTTCCGGGTGCCCCCTAAACAGGGGGACCGGGTATTGGTCGGCATCGTTGGTGGGGTGCCGGTCAATACGCTGTTTGCCGTGGCCGATGTTCAACCTGATAGCCACTGGGGGACGAAGCTTATTCTCAACAAGGTGAAATCATGAACCCGAGAGGAGTCAGGTTACTGGTCATTGAGGCGTTGAAGAATAAGACCGATGCCGCCGATCGGGTTTATTCACCTCGTGACTGGCCCACCAATGCGGATATGTATCCTGTTCTTCTGGTGCAGACACCGATCGACGTGAAGAATTCGCTGGGGCGGAATGTGCCCCAGTTCAACACGGTGACCACGGTCCGTATTACCGGCCGTCTGCAGGAACTGGACGATGCGGCGGAGGATAACGGGGCAGAAAAAGCTGAAGAAGCGTTGGAGCAGCTACGCGAGCAGGTAGAGCGTGCGGTCATCAATAGCTATGAACTGACGCGAAAAATTCAGCAGTTTCTGCAGGTGCGTTCGACCATTGATGTGGACGCCGGCGGCGAAGGGCATACCGCCCAGTTACTGATGGAACTGGATATCGAATACTATCAGGGCCCCGAAGAGTTTTATGAAATTGACGCGTCTCCGCTTGAGGGAATTGACGTCACGATCTCCATGCCTGATGGCACCCCTGAACCACTCGTAAAAATCGATCTGGAGTAACCCTATGTTTGTGAAACCCGTACCGGGGCGCATTGTGCGCGATCCGGTCAAGGGCACCTTTTTGCCGGAATCCGGTGAACAGGTTCCCGATAATATTTTTTGGGGGCGCCGCCTGAAGGATGGCGATGTACAAAAATTCGACCCTAACGCATCAGCTAAGCCGGTGGCGGGGAAGAAAAGCCAGGAGAGTGATCAATGACCGTTCCATTTACTCGCATCCCTTCAAACCAGCGCGCGCCGTTTTTCTACGCCGAGTTTGATAACTCGATGGCGAATACTGCGACCGCGGTACAGCGCACACTGCTGATCGGGCAGATGCTGTCAACGGCGACGGCAACGCCAGGCATCCCGCAGAAAGTTTCTTCTGAATCGGCGGTAGCAGGCATCTGCGGCAATGGCTCCATGTTGCACAACATGATGGCGGCGTATCTGGCCAACGACATTTCTGCGGAAATCTGGATCCTGCCGTTATCGGATGGCACCACCGGAACAGCAGCGGCAGCCGGTAAATTACAGGTGGTGACAGCGGCGGCTGCGACCGGCGTTTTGTCGCTCTACATTGCCGGTATTCGCGTTCAGCTCACGGTCGTCAGTACCGATGATAATGTTGCCGTGGCCGCGGCGATTGCAGCGGCGATCAACGGTCAAAGCAAGCTGCCGGTTACTGCTGTCGTGGATACAACAGCCACTGATACGGTGAACCTGACGGCGAAAAATAAAGGTGCGCACGGTAACAGCATCGATATTCGCCTAAATTATCAGGGTGCTGCCGGCGGTGAGGAAACCCCGCAGGGCATGGAATTGAAGATCACGGCAATGGCCGGCGGTGCCGGTGCGCCGTCTCTGACTGATCCGCTGGGTAATCTGCAAGATCGCGCATTTGACTTCATCGTCAACCCCTACACGGACACCACGTCGCTGGATGCCGTGAAAGAGTTCCTGTCAGACGCTACCGGCCGTTGGTCTTACGCACAGCAGCTCTATGGTCATTCATTCGGCGCGCTGGCGGGCACGTATGGTTCCTTGTCCGCCGCCGGCGAAGCACGCAATAACCAGCATGAGACGCTGCTGGGGATCAATGGCTCACCGACGCCCGCTTATCTTTGGGCGGCAGCGTTGACCGGGGCGATTGCGCCGAGCCTGCGGAACGATCCGGGCCGTCCAACGCAGACGTTGACGATCAGTGGTGTACTGGCTCCGCCGCTGGAATCCCGCTTCATGCTGACCGAGCGCAATAATCTGCTGTACAGCGGTATCTCAACGTTTACGGTCGCTGATGATGGTTCTGTGCAGGTTGAAAAGACCATCACCACCTACCAGAAGAACAAGTTCGGCGATGCAGATGACAGCTACCTGAATATTGAGACGCTTTATCTGCTGATGTTCGTGACCCGTTTCCTGCGCACGCAAATCACTTCCAAGTTCGGCCGTATGAAGCTGGCCAACGACGGCACCCGCTTTGCTCCAGGCTCCGCGATTGTGACGCCCAATGTGATCCGCGCGGAGCTGATCGCCCAGTATCGCACGCTGGAATATAACGGCTATGTGCAGGATGCCGCGGCATTCGCGCAGACACTGCTGGTGGAGCGTAACAGCAGCAATACCAAACGGATCGATGTGTTGTGGACGGGCACGCTGATCGACCAACTGGAAATTTTCGCACTACTCAATCAATGGCGACGCGCGCAGACCGCGGCCTAAGGGGGATTCATGGGAGATACAACTAACCGCCTGGCCGGGACCGCGTACGTTACCATCGACGGTGTAACGGTCATGGTTGCCGGCCAGTTCAAATACAGCCCTGGCAAATGGGAGCGCTCTACGTTGACAGGGATGGATGGTGTCCACGGTTACAAAGAGAAGCCGCGGGCGCCGTTTATTTCCTACCAGGCGCGTGACAGCGGCGGAACGTCGATTGCTAAAATCAACGATTCCACCAATGTCACGGTGGTTGTTGAGCTGGCCAACGGTAAAACGGTGATCGGCGAAAACATGTGGTCCGTTAATACGCAGGATGTTGATAGCGAAGAAGCGGTGTTTGATGTTCGCTGGGAAGGCGGATCGGTAACGGAGTATTGATATGGCAGTGCTTGATAAAACCAAAACGATCGTACTCAGCAAAGCGCTGGAGATGGCAAACATCCGCTACGAGAGCATCGAAATGAAAGAGCCCGCACTGGCTGAGGTTGAGCAGTTCTATGAAACGCAGCGCAGCAAGAATGGCATGGCGGCCATGAAGCTGCTGCTGGCGTTAAATTCCGGCATAACTGAAAAAGTGTTGAGTGGCATGGCTTACACCGATTACAGGAAGTGTGAGGACTACTTGATGTCTTTTTTGACCTTCGATCCCTCGGCGGATGGCAGCAACTAGCTGCTGAGGTGACGAAGTATTACGGGTGGGGGCCGCAGGATGCGTGGTCCCTGACCCGTACCCGGTTGGATTTTTGGGCCGATCAGGCCCGTCGGATAGAAAAGCTTAAGGCGGGCAAGTAATGGCCAAGTCATTTGACTTTGAGCTGACGGCTAATGATGAGGCGTCAGCCGCAATTCTGCGGATTGAGGAAATTGTAAAGCACCTCAATCCGCTGTTGGACAGAACGCGCGATGCGTTGGCGTTGGGCGGTCAGGAATCCAGAGATAACCTTGACGATTTGGGCAGCCGTTTTGATGTGTTGGCTAAAAATGCCAGAAGCGGCGTCCAGTTCATCGGCGATTTGGTCCCGCCGCTTAAAATGGTCGGTGGATTAACCCTCGGACTGGGTGGCGCTGCAGCGGTCGTCAATGTTGTTAAAAACAACCTGACCAATTTTGCCAACGCCGGCTACCGGATCGATACCGTTGCAAAAAACGTCAGCATGACGGCGGACGCGTTTCAGGAACTGACTGGCGCCATGATTGAAAACGGCAGCGCGCGTGAGGCTGCGGAAGGTTCGGTCAGTGAGTTGTTTGAAAAGGCGAATGATGCTGTACACGGCCGTAATGATGGCTTTCTCGCCTTGCTGAAACAGCGAGGGATAGGGATCAGCGAAACCAAGGATGGCCTGGCCGATGTAGGCAAGCTGATTAACGACCTCAACCGCGCCATGCAATCACTCCCTGCTGGGCAGCAGGCGCTGTTTGCCAACAAATTGGGCATTTCGCCCGATCTTCTCAGCTATCTGCGCAACACGACCAGTGAAGTTCAACGGCTCAAGGATCAGGCCCGCCGGGATGGCCTGATATTTACCGAGAAGGATCTGCAGAATGCCCTGGCGTTCAAGCAGCAGCTGAACCAGATAGGTGCTGCCTATGACGGCATGCTGATGAAAGGGCAGGCCTGGCTGGGCCAGTCGGAAACCTTGGCGGCTTCGGTAGACCAGATCAAGCAGGTCGTCACCAATGGTCTGGACAGTACGGCTATCGGTTCGATCCTGACGTTTAACAGCGGCGGGAAACAGGCCGATATTTTGCGGCAGGCTCAAGGCGACGAGAAATTTAAAGACACGCTTTCATGGAAAGAGAAGCTGGATTTAAAACTGGGCTATGCGTCGGAAGATCTGATCAAGAAACTGAACGGTTATTATAAGCCCGTATGGCGCGCCGACCAGCTGAGAGCCGATACCGAGAAAATTTCAGGTTACCCGGCGCTGGCTGAAAATGGGGCGATTTTGCCGTATGGCCAGCCGGGGAATAATGCACTCGGGCTGCGTAACAATAATCCTGGCAATCTGCGTTCAGCACCGAATACGACTGGCCGAAATGGCGGCTTTGTCACGTTCGAAAATCCCAATGAGGGGCTGGCGGCGCTCTCTCGACAGCTGATGCTGTTCGGCGATCGCGGTAAAAACACGTTGAACAGTATCATCCCGACGTATGCGCCATCCAGTGAAAACAACACTCAGGCCTATATTGATGCCCTGGCTAAACAGACCGGTTTTAACCCCGAGGAACCGCTCGACCTGCATTCGCCGGCGGTGCTTGAAAAGCTTATCCCAGCTATCATCAAGCATGAAAACGGCGCCCAGCCATACAGCCGCGATCAAATTTTCAGGGGGATCAGCGATTCGGTCTTTGATCCTCGCTGGTCTGGCTTGCGTGACCAGAACAATCTTTACGGGCAGCGTGCATCTGGTTTGTTCGAACTCTCTGATCAGGGGCAGTCATTACCGCCGCCAACGCCAAAGGATTCGTCAACGCAAGCCTCGCTGTTTGCACCGAATGATCAGCGAGAGGAAACCATCGGCCAGATCTCTGATGCCATGTCTAAGGCGATCGACGAGAACAAATTCCAACTGGAAATTACACTGGTCAATCCCCAGACCGGCGAGCGCCGCAAGGTCCAAACTGAAGGCGGTGGCCGCGTGGCCTTGTCAATGCAATCACTGAGTTAAACCGCTTCGGCGGTTTTTTTGTTTCTGGAGAATTTATGGCTCTGATCACTGATGCGATCTCATCGCTGCTTGGTGGCGGCGACAGCTGGGATTGGTTTGAGCATATTCACCCGGCATCATTTCGCGGCGTTCCTTTTGCGGTAGTCAGTGCCGAGGGCGTATTTGGCCGGCGCCAGGCCGTGCATGAATACCCTTATCGCAACACCGCCTGGGTTGAAGATCTGGGGCGTGGTACGCGCAAATTAACGATCAGGGGGTTCATCGTCCATAACAGCCTGGCGTATGACGCACCTGACGTGATAACGCAGCGTGATTCGCTGGTGGCTGCGTGCGAGACGGAAGGGCCGGGTACGTTGATACATCCGACGCTTGGGGAGCTTACCGTAAGTGTGCCGGATGGCGGTTTGCGGGTACTTGAGAGCGTGGATAACGGCCGTTCCTTCGAGTTTACCCTGACGGTCATCGAGTCCGGTTTAAAGGTGTTTGCGATCACCGGCAGCACTCAGGCGGCATCACTGGTTCAGGAAAACTGGTTACGAACCGGCCTGATGGCGGCCACAAAATTTATTGCCACGGTTAAAGGTGAGATCCGCAGTGTAACCCAGACCATCAAGACGTTGCGTAATACCGCTACGTTTTGGGGAAACATGGTGAAAAGCACCGCCAATGAGGTCACTAATCTCAGTAATGTCCTGAAATCGACCTTCGGTAGCGCCCGGTATGGGCGATACAACAAAGGCACCGTAGGGGGAGGTGTTTCGGGATCAACCGGTGCAGTAAATCGAACTGCAGATACCGACAATTACGCCGGATTGGTTAACCAAAAAATGGCACAAGCGGTAACAGGACGCGCTGAATTATTGGCGCTCACGGCCACATTTGAGGGCGTAGCCTCCGTGGATGCCTTCCCCGTTGATGCCAGGGCCATCATTGATGCGGTCATTTCGTTCAGCGGCAGTGTAGAAGAAAAAATCCGCATGCTGGAAACGTTGGCCTCGTATCGAAACACCACGTTTTACGCAACCTCTGGTGAAAATTCGGTAGCCAATGGCGCCACTATCCTGCTCTGCGTATTGTCCGCCGGCGCACTGGCAGCGACCGCCGCCAATTATGAGCCATCAAGCTATGACGATGCCATTTTGATGCTTAATCGCGTCTGCGACACGCTGGATGAGGTGCTGTTGATGGCGGCGGATGCCGGGGACGACGACGATTATCTGAACCTGTTGCAAACCCGCGATGCGCTGGTCAACGCCTACAGCCAGAAAGGCGCCGTTCTTAGTTCACTGACCCAGGTTGTTATGCCCACATCGTTACCGGCGTTGGTGCTGGCCAACCGCATGTATCAGGATGGTGCTCGGGGTGATGAACTGGTTCAGTCTGTCGGGCCGCGCCATCCGGCATTCATGCCCACCAAATTTAAAGCGCTGAGAAAATGAAAGATGAACTGATTTTGACGGCCGGCGGTAAGCGAATTTCCGGCTGGGATTCTGTTCGCGTTACGCGAGGCATTGAGCGCTTGCCATCGGATTTCGACCTGTCGTTGATGGACTACTACCCCGGTAATGAAGAAAAGCAGCTGGTGCTGCCCGGAGACAGCTGCACGGTGCATCTGGGGGATGATCTGGTCATGACCGGCTATGTCGATCGCTGGAATCCGGTGATTGGCAAAGAGCGTCATGAAGTTCGCGCTACGGGCCGGAGTAAATGCCAGGACCTGGTGGATTGTTCAGCTGAATGGCCTAACAACGTGATCAGCCAGGCTAATGCCCTGCAGATAGCCCAAAAGCTGGCGGCGCCATACGGCATCACTGTCAGCAGCGACGTGAATGATATGACGACGGTTCCCCAATTTACCCTGAACTGGGGGGAGTCTTCGCAAGAAGTGATCGACCGGATCACCCGTTGGGCTGCGCTGCTGTATTACGACAAGCCCGATGGAAGTCTCTTCCTTACCCGTGTCGGAACCGGCAAGGCGGCCAGCGGCGTGGCGCAAGGGGAAAATATCGAGACGGCATCTTTCATGTCATCGATGGACGAACGGTTTTCCGATTATGTCGGGGTATCAATGTCGATGACGCCGGCGATGGAGTTGTCCCCAGATAGCGGCTATTCCGCCGTTACCCTGGCGCGCGCTCAGGATCCGGAAGTCGCCAAAATGCGCTACCGCAATCGGATAGTCATCGTTGAGAGCACCATGAACTCTCACGGTCAGGCGCAAAACTGCATCGACTGGGAGATGAACCGGCGATATGGCCGTTCACGACGCCTGCAGGTAGAGATCGATAGCTGGCGAGACAAGGCCGGAAAACTGTGGGAGCCGAATACGCTGATCCCCATCAATATTCCTGTTTTTGGGCTCAATAACGTGCAGTGGCTTCTGGCGGAGGTCACCTTTACCCGTGACGAGCGGGGCACGCGGGCCAATCTCATCATGATGCCGAAAGAAGCATTTGCCGTTCAACCCTATCAATTCTATAGCCAGGTGCAGGAGCTAAATCGATGAATGACGGCATGTTGAGGCAGCTTGGACGCCGGGTGGCCATGATGATCGGCCTGGGCAAGATCACCGGGTACGGCGATGCCGGCGGCATTCAAAAACTACAGTATCAGACGCCGCTGGAGGTGAAGGGTGATACACCGCGGATGGCGGAGTTTGGTTTTTCGTCAGGTCTGCCGGTTGGCACGGATGTGGTACTGGCGTATCTGGGCGGCGATCGTTCCAGCGCCGTAATTGTGGCCAGTAATAATCAACAGTACCGGATATCAGGTTTAAAAAGCGGCGAAACGCTGATTTATAACCAGTGGGGGGTGTTCGTAAAACTCACGGAAAACGGCATTGAGGTAGAAGCGAAAGGGAAACCGGTCACAGTGGCCAATGCGACCACGGTCACCGTTACGGCCACCGAGAAAATCAGGCTTGAAACGCCGCTTTTGGAAGTGACCGGCGATGTGATCGACAACTGCGACAGCAACGGCGCCACGTTGAAATCCTTACGCGATGCCCACAACGAGCACGATCATGTCGTGAAAAATGTCCAGAGCGGCAACGATGAGAAAACCAGCGAGAAACCGGGGGAGATCGTCGAATGAGTGATATCAGCTCTTTTTGGGACATTGAGCGGCTGGTGGCTGAGTGGCGTGAAGGAAACGGCGATCTGATCAATGGCGATGACCTGCAGACAGCGATGATTATCAGTCTGTTCACCGATCGCGTCGCCCGTGATGACGATGATATAGACGGAGAAGACCGCCGCGGCTGGTGGGGGGATATGGGAGAGGAGCATAACATCGGCTCCCGGCTGTGGTTGTTGCGCCGTCAGAAATTGACCCAGGACGTTGCTCAAAAAGCGGAAGATTATGCGCGTGAGGGATTGCAGTGGCTGATCTCTGATGGTGTGGTGTCGTCGTTCACGATAGCAACCCAGATCGTTTATCCCCGCCGGCTAAATATGGTCATTCGCTATCAGCGTCCGGGTAACGGTGCCCGCACGGACATGCGATTTTTTTGGGTTTGGGAGCAATAAATTATGCCTTTCAATCGGCCGACACTCACCGAATTGCGTGAGAAAAGTCGCACACAGCTTCAGGCTGAACTGAGAAAGACCGGTGCGCTGTTGCGCTATTCCAACATGCGTGTTTTGGCGGATGCTGACGCCGGCCTCGCCCATTTACATTACGGGTACCTGGATTATATCGCGCTGCAGTCCACCCCTTTTAATGCCACTGATGAATGGCTATCTGGATGGGCTGGCCTTAAAAGTGTCTACCAAAACCCGGCCAATCCGGCATCTACACCGTCTTATGAATTTAGCGGAACCGCGGGCGCTCCTGTCAACAAAGGTGCCGTGTTGCGCCGTGGTGATGGTTATCTCTACCGGCTTGAGGAGAGCGTAACGATCGGGGTAAATGGGAAAGGTGTCGGCAAGCTCACTGCAATACTGCCAGACATTATCGACGACCCGACAGGGGGCGGTATTGACGGCAATGCGGATGTCGGCACGACTCTGACACTGGATGTTTCTCTACCTGGCATTGATGCCAGCGGCGTAATGCTCGAGCCCGCCACCGGCGGAGCAGACATTGAGACACAGGAAAGTTTCCGCGCCCGTATGCTGCTTGCCTATCAACATCCGCCCCAGGGTGGCAGCGACACAGATTATGAGCAGTGGGCGCTGGCGGTACCCGGTGTTACCCGTTGTTGGGTAAAACGGCGTCTTATGGGGGCCGGCACGGTTGGGGTGTACATCATGTGCGACGGCAACGACGAAACCAATCACGGTTTCCCGGTAGGGACTGACGGCATATCCCAACTGGATGACTGGGGCGCACAGAAAGCCACCGGAGATCAGGGACGTGTGGCTGATTACATTTACCCGCGCGCACCAGTCACTGCGCTGGTTTACGTTTGTTCGCCAGTAGCCAAGACGGTGGATTTTGAGATCAGCGGCATTTCACATGTTGGCAGCGACATTACCACGGCCATTGCGGCGGCTATCGACAATGTCTTTTTCGAAGGTGGTACACCGATCGGCAATGGCAAGATCTTCCTCTCTGACCTGAACAGGGCAATCGGAGACATTGATGGAACAGCTGGCTTTATCCTTGTTTCCCCGGTAGCGAATATTGATCTGGGGGTAGGGGAACTGCCGGTGCGGGGCGAGGTGAACTACACATGAGCCAGTTTACCGTAAAGGAATATTCTCGCGCGCTGCAGGCTTTGATCCCAACCGGGTTAGCGTGGCCGCGCGATCCTGGCGGGGTTCAGGGGGCAGTTATTCGAGCTCTGGCTACAGGATTTCAACGTAGCGATAACGATGCGATAGCGTTGCTTGTCGGCGCGTTCCCTGAAACCGCAACCATCATGCTGACTGAATGGGAAAAAACGCTGGGTTTGCCGGATGACTGCTCGATCGGTGAAGTAGATACGATAGCGAAACGCCAGGCAGCTGTGGTGTCAAAATTTATCAGCACAGGTGGTCAGTCACGTACCTATTTTATCGGAATTGCCAGAGCGCTCGGTTACAACATCACGATCAAGGAATACCGCCAGGCGCGCGCAGGGTTGTCTGTCTGTGGCGACGGGTTAAATGGCGACGACTGGCCATTTGTGTGGCTGGTGGAAGCAGAGGAAACAACCATCTCCTATGCCCGAGCCGGCATGAGTTATTGCGGCGATCCGTTGCGCTCATGGGGGAATAAGCAGCTTGAATGTAGAATGAACGCGCTGGCGCCTTCGCATACGATCGTTAAATTTGGCTATATCAATTTCGGATTTAATGATGAGGGTGTCTATGATGTAACACCAGAATTCGCCGATATGTTTGATACCGCCTCTGGCTATTTATGAAAATCAACTAATCATATTATCACTCAGTGAGTGAGGAGTAATTATGCAAAAAGTAGGAAACACTACAGATACCGCAGATGCAAATGGCGAGTATACCAATGGTAATGTTGCTCAGGGGATACCCCCTACAATTATTAATGCTGAGATGTTAAATACATTCCAGAGGGAAATGGTCAATGTCGTAGAGGGATCAGGGCTCTCACTTGATCCAGGTGACAATGGTCAATTACTTAAAGGGATAAAGAAAACAATAAAAGATGAAATGGTAGCGTCTCTGGGGTCAAACGGATTTCAACAGCTTCCTAATGGGTTAATAATTCAATGGGGGGCGGTACAGATCGATGCTAACTCAACACAAGAAAATGACTTCCCTAAGCCATTTACAAAGCAATGTTATTCATTACAAGTTACGTTAACTTATCCAGGTCCTAATGTTGGCGTTAATGCTGGTGCTACAAGTAAGTCTAGATTTGGAATTCAAAATTATTCTGATAGCGCCGCTTACTTTCAATGGATGGCAGTGGGTGAGTAGATTTATAGCGCGTGACTCTCACGCGCTATTGATTATGTTTAATATTTTTCAGAGATGCGTCTGCCTTTATTTCTTAAAGGCATTTCGATAAATCGATAGCTTGCTTCAGTCACAAAAACAAGAATCACGAACGCAGTTATTACATATCTAAGTGTATAGCTTCCGTCAGGGTGAAATCCATCAGGAAGATATCGCCACCATATTTCTTTTGTTAAAAAGTACACAGGTATGTGAGCTAAATATATAGTGTATGATCTTGAGCCAACGTATGATGCGATTTTTTTTAGAGGCAGTGTAAAAGTAAAATAGTTTTTATCAAAGCTTGCAATCCACACAAGAATCCCAGCTACAACAGCAATAAGCCCTGTTGAAAATGAAATTGCCGCTATTCTAGAGTTACCTAGTTCAATTAACATAAATAGTAATGTGGCAATGGTAGGGACGGCATATCTTTTAAGTTTTAATGCTGTTGGCTCTAACAATGTGTAACTCTCATAACGAGCCCATAGAGCAATAATGACGCCTAGCGCAATTGCATCAGTTCTGATGTATCCCAGAACGGAGCCTCCCCGGTTGATTGGAAATTGTATTGCAAAAACCATAAAGAAAAATGGGATTAGATACTTTCGTTTTATGAAAACTGCCGCAAATGGGAATATCAAATAGAATTGCTCTTCAATTGATAGGCTCCAATAAATTTGATTAGCTCCGCAAGCATAATCTAATAGACTTGGCAAGTCGTATTGTGCGCGACATTCAAAGCCGTAGAAATTTGCAACATGTAGCATTGCATACGTTTGATACATAGCATTTTGCCCTGGATGTCCCCAATAGCCGCTCTGACGAAATATTAAGCTACAAACAAGCAAAACTGTAAGCCACAGCCAGGCAGATGGCCAGAGTCGCCATGCTCGCTTAATCCAGAAAGGGACTGCAAACTTGAAAAACTCTTTTCCAGTGGTTTCTGCAGGTATTTTGTTTATTAATGAGGAGGCTATTATATATCCAGATACACAAAAAAATAAATCAACTCCGGTCCATAGGTCTAAGTATGTATATGCTTTTGCCAAGCCGGATGATTGCCAAGGGAATAAGTTATATAAGTGAGCGAATAAAATAAAAACAATCGCTATTGCTCGAAGCATTTCTATATCAAGATTCTTGCGCATCGTTATTCCCTATGAGCGTTTATCTATTCTTGCACCAATTTCTTTCATCTTATCCAATACTTTGGATAAATCGCATTCACTGAGTGCGAGTTGTGCAGCTACAAAAAAAAGAATGTGCGGCGACATAGCGCGCGGTTCGGCTCCACCAGTGTACTTACGCCACTGGCTGTTACTTGCTACCCCAGCCAGATCAGCCATCTGTGTGCCGGTATAGCCCAGTTCAGTTTTAAGATTCTCAAGATCGTCTGGGGTTGGTGGGGTGTATTCGTTTATCAGTCTCATTGCGCACCTGTTGGAGGCCCTTTATGGGTTTTCTACCCACGCAAAATAGCCCCATTGGTGCTATTTGTCAACAATGAAATTACCATCAGGAATTTCTATGGCACAAAGATACAATACCGGAAATCCGCGTCCTTCAAACAGTATGAAGGACTTAAACGATAATGCTCTTGCATATGATGATTTCTTGAATAGTGAAGAAGATCGGGCATTTGACCGGTTTGGAAGAGGGTTCCCAACGGTAAGAAAGCAAGTTAATGAAAGAATTGATGAGCTTGCTGGATATACAAAGAATGCCGAGGAGTATGCTAAAGATGCGGCTGCTAGCGCGGGAATAGCTCAATCTGGCACGGATGCCTATACCGATGTTGCCGAAGCTCAAGGAGCAATTGATTCAGGAAAGGAAACTCGTCGTTATTTCTCTGTTCGCTCGACCATTTCAACGCAGTGGGTTGATGAATATGAGAACGTCAACGGTGTAGCGACGCCAACGGGCCGCTATCTGAGCAATGGGAAATACGTTGATGAGATTGCCGCCTCGGTTATTTCGTTGCTTGCAAGCCTTATGGAGACGAATAAGAGAACTGCCGCCCTGAGACAATATCAATCAGAGCAGTGGCAGTGGACAGTAGAAAGTGCGCTCGGCCCCTCTCAGACGGCAATGGCGTTAGATAATGATTTTGGGTTGTGGCTTGCAGGTTTAAAATCATCCATCCAAGATTACGTCGAACAGTTAATTCCGAAAAACATTGCAAATCGTTATCAAAATATGCAGTTCGTCCTCGTTGCCAAAAACGGGGTTGATGGCCTATTAACAATTAACGATAACGGCGATGTAAGAATGGTCGGTATGGATGACGTTCTGCAAGACAGATTAGAATCCATATGCTCGACAAATTTCTCTCGTCGCATTGTCGGCTTCCAGTATGTGATTTTTGCAAAAGACCTCAAGTCGGCTTTATTCGCAATTGATGACGATGGCGGGGTGCATATACCCGGAATTGAAGGCCCACTTCAAGATAATCTGGGCGAGTCTCTGGCATCGGTCAAGACTGTCGGCGGTGTTCCAGCCGCAGCGTGGCGCGGTGATATTGTGTGGTCAGAGCGTCCGGTATTAACGGCGCAAAAGCTGTCAGCATCAGGATTCGTATTCAGTTACATGCCAGGCGGCGAGGCAACTGCGGGGGCTGGTGTGATGTATGTCCCGTCCCTGCGTGAAATGCCCGTTGACGCTGAAGAATCACATGGTGGTGGTTCAGCGGGCCAATCGCTAAATCTTTCAGCCGATTTTGCCGGTTCAAACATCGTCAACAGGAACCCCGCTTTTCGTGGCCGCTTATTAGCGGGGGCGCGTGGCAAACCGGAAGGAAATAATGTTAACCCTGTGACAGTTGATGATGTCTCGACGATGAATGACATGAGCGACCCCTCATATCGTCAGGGGAACATTCTGCCAATGTATAACGCATTGATGGATATGGGGGTAGGCAATATCGTCTTTATCCACGCCCCGTTCGCCGCCGGTGGTCGCTCATTTGTGCAAATTAGCCGAGGGACAGTGCCTTATGAGAACGGCCTGAAATACGTAAAAATGGCTAAATCCGCCTCTGATGCAGTGGGCAAACGCTATGTATTCAAGTTCCTCGGATTCGAACATGGCGAAACCGATTCCGATAATGGTGATTGCCGGAATCCGGGAGACTATCTCGCAAAAGAGATCGTTTATTTCCCAGGCATTCAAATCGACTTTAAAGCCATCACGGGCCAAGCCGACGACTTCCTGATTGTTATCGGCCAAGTCGGCAGTCGCAGCAACACCAAAACCGGGGCCGTTGATGAAGAAGGCAACCCGACGGGCGAAAGCATCGTTGTTCAACCGTATTCTGTACCTGCTGTTGATCAGCTTGCATACGTGCGCCAAAACCCAGACACGGCGATTATGTACGGCCCTAAATACATGCTGAACTGGCTCTTTAACGACAACTCGCTGAGCCATCTAAACGCCAAGGGTAAGGTTTTGCAGGGGGAGTACACAGCCCAGGCTGTTCACTGGCATTTGTATAACACAGAGAAAAAAGGCACATGGACGGGGCTGAAGGTAAAAAGCCTCACTGTCTCTGGAACCATTGCCGATCTGCTCTGCGACGTCCCTTACGCGCCGATCGTTATTGATACTACGTTCATTGCTGACTGCCTGAATCGTGGCATTAGCTTGGAAAAACAATCGGCATCGGTTCAAAGCGTCACCATCGTTGACGGTAACACCATTCGGGTTGAGTTTGATAAAGCTCCGGCATCAGATGATTACATGCTGATCGGCTTTACGAACACCGCGCTAAGTTCAAGCGGCCACGTTTATCCGCTTACATGCTTCCGTGATTCGTCGCCGGTTAAATCCCGATGGATCACGCGAAATAATGCCCCATTCCCACTATACAACTGGCTGTGCCTCGATCGCCTGCCAATGAACGGAGAATTTTAAATGGTAGCAGTAAACCAAACGGGGAAAGCCTACTACGGCTTTCGCACCGCTTTAAACCTATCAGCCTCTATTCTTGACCCACAGGCTCTTTTTGCTGCCTACAAGGCACGCGTGGTGGCTGATGGTGGCACTATCCCAGATGAAGCTGGTTGCCTGGCCCGGTTTTCATTTCTGCTGAATAACGGCATGTATGAGAAAACCACGTTCTGTGCTGCGCCTGCATTTGGATTGAAAGTTGACGGCGCTGGAAATGTCCAAACCGTTTATAACCTTCTTGGCTCTGCTGGGGATTTGATCGCGGGTTCCCAAGGAACTCCACCGCTACCCATGACCTACGATGCCACTGCGCGCGCGGTTATCATTCAGGTCACATCGGGCGGGGGTTGGTATCTCAAAAGCCGCACGAATTTGGTCATTCATAAAGGCTCAACTTACCTGATCGCAGGCCGTATGAGCGATCTAAATCGTGCCGACAATAACGGAATTACTGCCGGATACAATCTGACAGGTTTACCGATGGCGTATCTTCGGACGATGATAACGAACAACAGCGCAGTTACTGAGGCGTGGCGATATGGGTCACGCGATAGCGCATGGCCTGCGGGTAGTGGTGGTGCGCTCAATGCCGCAACCAATATCTATGCTGATTACGTGCCATCATCTGGCCTGTTCAAAGTGGATCAAGGGGTTATTGAGGGGTACGAGAAAGGGAAGTTGCTTGCGACCTCCGCGCCGGCGGCGACGGGAAAACTGGCTGACTTGAGCAGCTACACTACGCCGATGTTGATCGGTGGTACGCAGTTAGCGAATAACATCGTCAGTGCGTGCTATGGGGCATTCATGGACATCCTTTGCCTGCATACTGCCGACGAATCCGACGCGATTCTTGCTTCACGCCTGGGGATGTGATGCGCTGCCGGGAGGGAACCCGGCTATTTATACAGCGAGGCAAAGTCGAATGCGAGCGCCGCATCAACGGCTTTGCCCTCTGTTTCGAATGGAGTTTCCGAGACGAGCGGCCAGCGCCCTTTATGCCAAACATAAAGCCAGTGTTGGCCTTCTTCGTCCTCGCGGATCGCGAACATTGGGGGACTGTTTTGCTGCGGTTCTGGGTATCTGTCGTTTTCGTTGAGAATGAAGATCTGCCGGCCGGCGAGGATTATGCTGCCCATTATTTGCCCTTTGATTTCTTAAGAAGATCAAATTTTTCATGAAGCGATTTCGGATATAGCTCGGTATAAACTTGCCACAATGTATTTAAGTTTTTATGTCCAGTTACTTGGGCCACCTCTTCGATACTAAATCCAGCCTCAAACAACCTACTTGCTCCCTCCCGTTTAAGATCGTGATAGTGCAGATCATCTATCCCTGTCTTCTCTCTAACCTTGATGAATGCTGCTGATATAGACTTTGAGTTATAGGGGAAAATGTATTTTGAAACCCTCTCTTGGCGCATGACGATCGCCCACGCCTCACCAAGAAGCGGAACACTCATGTGGTTTCCTGCTTTCTTCCTCGGATCCTTTCTATCCCTTACAAGAACTGATTTCTGAACATAATCAATATCACTCCATTCTATGCGGCAAACCTCACCGACTCGCATGCACGAAAGAATAGAAAAATTGAAAATATCGACAAATGGTATCCTGGAGCGGGGATGGTTTTGCCGCTCTTGCAAGGCAGCAACGATAACGTCTATCTCGTTTTCGTCAGGGCGTCTAGTTCGCCTATTCGATTTAGAGATTAGGCGCATTTTAGCCAGAAGTGGCTTTGCTTCATCGATCGGATTAGCGGTGTAGCTGATGCCGTATATAGGCTTTGCGGCTTTCAATACCGTGCCAAGATAACTCAAGTCATGAGAGACGGTCGATGGACTGGCGCCGTTAGCAACCCTTCGTCTGCAGTGATCAATGATGTCATTGGCCTGCAGCTTTGATAGCGCTAAGAAGCTAAACTCTGCGGTCAGCAACATTCGCAGAGTAGAGGATTTATCTTTTCCCGCCTTTCCACCTGTTTCTGGATCATCAAGATATTTTTGTATGAGTTCGGCCACAGTTATCCGGTCGGTGTCATTAGAGTTTGGAATGCCGTTTTTTTCCAACTCAGCAACCCGGTTAATGCCCCATGTCTTTGCCAGCGCCTGTTTGCTAAACGTTCTATTTTCACGGAAAAGATAGACGCCTTTTTCCCGGACACCAACAGTGCAGCGATACCGTACAGTGCCATCTGCTTTGGTTCTTTTTTCGATGCTGTAATAGGCCATAGTTAAACCATTCGGTACGATTTGAGGGGTGCTGTTAGGGGTGCTGATGAGCGGAAAATACAT